GGACCACCTTGTACATAGAAACCATAGGTTTCGTTGCCGCTTTCATAACCAATATGGATATCAGTTACAGTTCCTTCATAATCAGTACCTGTGAAACCAGAGTTAGCTTCAACATTTACATATGTGCCAGCGAAAGCCGCAGGAGCAGCTATAGAGGCAGTTGTTGCTGCAAGAGCAATAAAAGTTTTAATCATTAGTTTTCCTTATTTTAGGAATAAGAGTAATTACCTAGTAAGGATAACACTCAAAAACCTAGATATCGCAAGGGTTTTGACTATGCCAATTTATTTTCTGGCAGTATGGTAGGTAATTCGGTAAGTTTTTGATCAGAATTTCTTATTACTAATCCCTTAATAAAAGGTCTTCCTTTCTTTGTAAAATGATAGATATCCTTTAATGCCAGTTGATTTTTACAGCAATCAAGGAGCAGTGATATAAAACGTTTTTGACCTACTGGTTTTGACCCAGTATCCTCACAATAGGAACAATAACTGGCATACAGGTGATGATTGCTATTGCAATATCTCTCCTTAGCATCTTTTGCAGCAGGAATTTTCTTACCTACAGAGGCAACGCCTTTAGGTACATGAACTACTTCTGACTGGAGCCATTCCACTAAGTTATTGCTGTTAAGAAGAATTTCATTTCTAACTTTTTTAAGTGAAGGTACTTTTTCGTAGGTATCTAAGAGATATTCACGCATTTCTTCAGTAGACATTTTTAATACCCAGTTTACTAACCCAGGTAAATAATCCTTCCATAAGCCTTTTACGACTCCATTCTCAAGTTTGATCATCTCTTTTGCTTCAGAATTTTTATCCCATAATGGTCGATTAAATTCAACGGTTAGACGTCGTCTAGTTAAACCAGATGTGTTGTCAGTTGTTTGAATTGGCTCATTGGCGCATACCATGACCATTCCTGTATAGACAAAAGGTTCTCCTACGTTTTTATTTTTTTCTTCAAAGCGAAGGTTATCTCCTCCAGTTAGTGCTTTAAATATCTGTGCTGAGCCTCCATATCTTTCAGAATCGTTAATTAATGTAAGTCTTTTTCCTTTTATAGAGGCGATTTCAAAGCGGCTTTGTTCTAATTGATTAAGAGTTGTACTTGCATAGTTTCCATTACCTACTAAGGAGCAACATAGATTTGCAAAGGTAGATTTACCTCTACCTCCTGGACCGATTACTTCAAGGAATCTTTGTAGTTCATGGCCTTGACCTACTAAACATGCTTTTAGCCATGCTCTAAGGACTTGTACACGCTGCTCATCGCCATATTGTGTTCTTGTTAGCCATCTAATAATTGGCCCAGGATCAGCTTCAGCGTTGTAGTCAAAATCTAGCCCCCAAGTTAAGAAGTTTTCAGGATCATGATCTAAAAATTCTCCAGTACTTATTTCTAAAACACCGTTGTTAAAAGCTAAACGATCAGGGTCGTCATCCCAGTACGTATGAGTGATGTAAGCCTGAGTTAGGTTGACAACGTCAGAAATGAGATGAGATGTGAAACCACCTGGGGTAGGAATATTTTCCCTTAAAAATAGGTCTTGTACGAAGTGTCGGTATTCGTGTTTATACTCTTCCCTTCTCCATGTACCTTTAGTCCTTTGATAGAACATGAAAGTGTCAAATTTAGGATCATATCTCCAACCGCATTCAATAACTAATTGAGTTACAACTTCTGCTAATTCTGAAGCTGGTGGTGTCTTTGGTCTTCCTTTTTTCTCAATTTTCTGAGCTATTTCTTTTTTTATTTCTTTTTCTGGTGCTCCCATAATTGCTTGCAAAGCACCTTGTATTGTATCGGCGTTAATTTCTGTGTTGTCATTTTTAAAAAGTTTTTTTGCTTTTTCTGCCATCACCTCTTTTGAATCGACGACGAAGCCATTTAGATCTACATATCCATCTTCTTTTGCTTTTGCTCGAAGTGTATGGAGACCACAGCTACCTTCTGGAGCTGGACCACCAGATAAGCGTTCGAATGTATTCCATTTACTTTCACATACACCTTCTTGGAAATTAGGTGCTTTTTCAGACCAGTTTATCCAATCTTCTAATAAACAATCGTCAATTTGATGAAGGGACATTCCAATAGTTATCCATTCTTCGTAATCAATTGCTCTATCTTCATTTAAAAACTCTAAATATACTTTTGCCTCACTTAGCAATTCTTTTTTTTGAAATTCTGAACCTTCTTCATATGTAAGGTTAATTTGTTGTGTCAGTATTCCAGTCTTAGGTTTCTTTTTATATTTGTTAGAAGGATAAGCTTTTTCGATTTCTGAATATAACCACTTCGGCATTTCTGGAGGATTTTTTGCATATTCAAAATTTCCATGTTCTGTGGTGAAATAACCCTCTGTTTCAGGGTGACTTCCCATAATGGCTCCCTGTCTAGATCTAAATAAAATTTCAAAAGAAGGGATTCCAATTTTTATAGTTGCTTTATCAGGAAGTAAACCAAGTTTTGATGTTGGGATGCTAAAGAGCATTCTCTGTCTATCTTTTTTTCCTGACGAAATAGTGAGTGTTGATGGAAAAATTTCAGATAATGATCCACCACCTAATTTTTCTAGTTCTGGTATAGCTTCTGGTCCATCTATATCCACCCAAAGAAGTCCACCTGCATTTGACCATTGACCAGTTATTAAACCTATGCCAGTTGCATTTCCATCTTCCACCTCACGTTTGATTTGATCAATCGTGTATGGTTGAGAAGGCCATCCAGCTATATAAGCTTTCTTATCTCTTAGTGGTGTTAATGCCCAGTCAGGTGGAATTAGGTCGAGGTTGATCTCACCAGCCACTAGATTGAAATTTGGTTGTTTATCTGGTGATTCTGTTGTCACGTTCTTTGTCTTGGTATCGTAAAAAAAATTAACGACCAGTTCGAGGGTAACTGGTTTTTATAGATGCGCTAGTCCCCAAATAGGGAATTATTCTGTATCTCTAATTTAAGTTGCATGTACTTGTACTCTCATTATCATTAACTGCTTCCATTTCTATTTCTTTATCATTTTGTGCAGGTAAAATTTCAGAGTAGTATTTTTCAACTGCATTTAACCACTTCTCTTTGTACTTATCGATTGTTGAACTTTGGATTGCAAAGACTTGTGCTCTATCTTTAGTCGCCACAAAGGTCATAATTAGTTCAGGTTTAATATTGACGGTATGCTCTAGTGCTAAAGCATAAGCAGCCATTTGCATTTGACATTTTGAATACTTCATGAAACCTGCTCGTTTCATTCCATACAATTTTTTAGGAGTATCAGGACCAGGCCATTTGGCATAATATGGACCATTACTTGTTTTTAAATCTCCTAAAACAACTTTCCCTTTGTATTCAGCAACGATATCTGGAGTACCAGCCCAACCCCAGTTTTCTTTTTTATTGACTCCAGGATGCCATACACGAGAAACACCATCTCCACCAACTACCCAAGAGAAGTCATCTGGATTAGCAGGATTTTCTGCCCAAACA